GAAGACCACCATTGGAGTCAATCCACTGCTGACTATCACCATCATCATAATATATCTTTAGTCTACCAGTGTCACTTTCCCACCATAGGTCTCCTGAGTTAGGATTGAGTGGAGCATCATCACTAATGGTAACAGTCTCACTACCACCTGATGTTTCTACCCATTGGTTGCTATCATCATCAGCATAGTAGATATAAAGTTCCCCAAGATCACTATCCCACCAAAGGTCACCTGTTCTTGGACCAGTTGGTGGGTCTGTGGAAATAGAAACATTAGCACCACCAGCACTCAGACTACTGAAGTCTAGAACAGCAGTAACACCATATCCAACAATGCTGATACCAGCACCAACAATATTAAGATCTTGGAAACTCGTTCCAATGTAGTTTGAGATATAACCAGACTCTGGGTTTACCGTAGTGGAACCAATACCTACACCACTAAAACCACCGACTCTATTGCTTGCCGATACCCATTGACCACTATCAGCATCTTCATAATAAACACTCAGGTCACCATAGTCACTATCCCACCAGAGATCACCAGCATTAGCATTGCTTGGTGGTGTGGATGAAATAGCAACAACCTGAACGGTTATTGTAGAAATAGTGCCACTGGCAGTGGCAGTAATAGCAGAACCGACAAAGTTTATCTTCGATACACTATTAGCAGTACCTACAAGTGTACCTTCATCAAAGATACTGATACCATTAGCAAGTGTTTGGGGTGGTAAATCAGTCCAATATCTATCATAAACCGTACCATTGTTGATGGTGACTAGTTGATAATAGTTGTCGGCAATAGGTAAAGTCTTCTCGCCATAAAAACCCAAGTTGGGCTCAACCTCACCTGGGTGGACGTATAAGTGGCGGTCTGAATGAAGACCAGCATTATTTACAATCTTTACTCTACCACTTAAATATCTTTGTGTCGGCTTTCTTGTATTATCTGCCATTTCTTATTAAGTGGTGCTATTTTCTAGGAAACTTCCAATGAATTCCATCTGAAGTGGTCCTACAAGACCACCACTTACATATGTATGAGTGATCCCGTTGGCACTTCCTACAGTCGTTGTAAAGGTTTTTGACGTACCTACAGAACCACTAATACTGTCTACAACATAAGACTTTTGTGGGCTTGGGAAAATAGTTGTAGTAATACCAGAACCTGATGGGCAGGTCATAGCAATACCAGACATTGTTATCTCAGAACCAGACTCAAAACCATGTGCGGTTAGTGTTGTGATAGTCGAAACACCAGTTGGTTCATCATAAGTAACATCAGTAATAGTAACAATACCTGTCTGTGTTCCAGTAATATAAAGTCTGTCTAGAACAGTAGCAGTCTTTTCTAGAACCAAACGACCATCAATCAGAATAGCAGCATCGTTTGGTGGAACTTCTATATTCTTAATAACTCTAATATCTCTAGTATTTCCTGTACTTCTACTTTCTCTTCTGTGTATCAGGGTCGTGGTTGGATAGGTTCCAACTCCCACATTAGATACTTGTGCGTAAAGTAAAATAGCGGAAGTACCAGTGGGAACCTCATAAATCTTCTGTTCCCCTGGAGCCACAGGAACAGCAACCGTAAGAAACTTATTGACTGGTGCGATTGCCATCTTATCTTATTATCCTCCCAAAGCAAGTATCAGTGGTGTTAGGTTTGCTTGTATCGCTCGGTTAAAGTCTCTTCCAGAAATAGTAGAAGTAGTTTGGTCAATAGTTAGTCCTTGTCCAATTCTAAAGTTTCCTTTTTGGTCGGTGCTGGTGAACGGAATTTGACCGCCGTTGATAGCAACAACTTCATTATCAGGATTAGGTACACCACCCTGGAAGGGGTTTGCACTATTTATGTCTGTGCCAGCACCGATATATTCGAAGGAGTGGGAACTGGTGATGATTCTACTGAGTCTTCTGAATGATACACTTACACCAATACCAACAGAATAAGGAACAAATTCGTTAAAGGTTACAGTAGTAACTCCAACAGTTGTTGGTTCTGTTGCAGTGCTTACTGTGTATAAAATAGGATCAGTAACTGCTTCTGCTGTAGCACCACCAGAACCAGAAATAGTAACAGTGATATCTTGTTGGTTAGAACCACTACCTGGTGGAAGGAAGTTTCTGCCACTAGAAATAATATCAACAGAACTAATAGTTCCAGCAGCACTAACATTGGCAGAAAGTTCTGCTAGAATACCTTCAGGACCAAATGGTGCCGAGACTGTAATGTTTGGTGGAGCAGAAGCAGTATAACCAGAACCACCATTTGTAATCTTAATAGTTCTGATAGTTCTGAGTGGTTCTGTTACAATACCACTCTTAACTCCAGTATCAGCATAGTCATCTAGGTTAATCTTAAAGAATGCACCCTGACCGTCAAATGGTTTTCTTACATTACTGATATCATCTCTAATGCCAAAGAACTTATAAGTATCTTCTTCAGCAGCAACTGTTGCTCCAGTTGTGATACCAGTAAACTCATCACCACTGGTTCCATCGGCATAAAGACCGAAAGTACCAAATGAGGAGTTAGAGTTTGTTAGGTCACACTGTCCACCACTACCAGCAAAGATACCAATCTTAGAGTTAATAGTGAAGATAGAAACCAACTGAGCATATGCTTTGTTGGTGATGGAAACACCGATACCATTCTGGTTGTATTGGGTGAATGAGTCGCAAACCATACACTTCAGGTCTTGACCAAGGTTATTGGTTCCTGTGAAGGCAGCGGCAACGTGGTTACCATCAATCTTCATACCAATACTATTGCTCATAAAGTTCGTACAGTTACGAACATAAGGAGATCTCCATCTTCCACTTGGACCTTCGTTTGCTGGTCCAACACCCAAGAAACCAGACCTTGCACTACCAATGCCTGCTGGTGGTGGGAAAGCAACAGCAGCACCCCTGATGAATAGTGGTGCGGCATCATCATAAGGATCCTTACTGTATGCGAAACTCAAACTATCAATAAGACATCCTCTTCTAACATAGAAGACATCATCGTTGTTTTGTGGGTAGATAGTAACCAGTCTCAAGTCCTGACCAATAACAGAAACGTCAGTTCTTAGACCGATGGGATTATTCTCAGCATAAACACCAGAGCGAACCATAATGGTATCACCAGGTTGTGCTACAGCAGCAGCGGCACCGATAGTAAGTTTTGCCGAACCTTCAGTTCTTCCATCATTATCATCATTACCGTATTTGGAAACATAGACAATGTTTTTAGAGTCAGCACCAGCAGGTGCCCAGACTATCTTACCGTTTGGTGATGTTGTTGTGAAACCAATAGTTGTGAAAGCCGCTGCTCCCAACTCGATGATATTAGTAACAATACCAGCACAAACTGTAATAGCAGAAACAACGTTAGCACATCCACCAGGGTCTGTATTAAACCCAACAGCAGGGTCATCTTGGAGTGTTAAGTCACGGATGAGTGGAACACTGTTACCAACACCTTGATATGACCTTGGTGCTGGTAGGTTATTGATAACATATCTTGATACCTGAGCAGCAGTGGTGATAGCAACAATAGTTGCCTCTTTAATGCTGTATCCGTTTACATCAGTTCCAGTAATGTGTTGTAGAACACCACCATTATAATAAGACTCACCAGCACCGACACAACGTGAGTTACCACCTCTTGTGATATCATAGGTGATAGCCTTCAGGATATCCTTAATATCATCCTTACAGGAGGTGTAGTCTGCTGAAGATAGAGCAAATGCTGGACTCTTATAGTCTGTGCTTGTTAAGAAACCAATAGACTCATTCGCAATGTAGTCTAGGTTCAGACGTATCAGGTTGGCGGCATCATAGAATCTTCCACCGATAATAGCACCAGTTGTATCAACACCAACGGTTGTTAGAACATTTCTTGGAACCTGATACTTCTCAGTTCTGAAACCTACGTTATCATTTAAATCATATATTGCTTGCTGGAAACGAACATCTTTTTGGAAGTCAACTGCTCTTGTTGGTGTTGTGCTGTTAAAACCAATGTTTCCAACAGCATTGGTAGCAATAACTGTAGAGGCAGCACCAACCTCAAGAGTTCCATCAATACCAAGAGCATTGGTTGATGGGTTATATGTGATACCACTATCAACTCTTACAGTCTCACTCGTTTGACTGGTTGAGTTCTCAACAAATGGGATGAAGAAGTCTTGGTTCGTTAGTGTCTCAGTTGTCTGGATGAATGTGGCAATGCCTGCTCTGGCAGCATTAGTAGCGAAACCTGCTACTGTAGCAAACCCAGACTGGTTAGCGAATGTGGCAATACCTGCCACTGTAGCAAACCCAGACTGATTTGAGAAGGTAGAAATACCAGATATGGGAGCGAACCCAGACTGGTTAGCAAACGTAGCGACACCAGCAAGTGCTGAGAAGGTTGAGAACCCAGATATAGTAGCAAAACCTGCTTGTCTTGCGAAGGTAGATATACCTGATAATGTAGAGAAACCTGCCTGCTTAGCAAATGTGGCAGCAAAAGCAACATTAGACCTTGTAGAGATACCTGCTACAGTAGCAAAACCTGCTTGTCTGGCAAAGGTAGCAATACCAGCAATTTTTACAAAGGTAGCGATGCCAGCAGTTTTAGCATAAGTAGCAACACCAGCAAGTGGTGTGAACGTGGCAATACCTGCTACGCTAGCAAAACCTGTTTGTCTAGCAAATGTTGATACACCAGCAATGTGTGCGAACTTTGCTGTTAGTGCAGTACCAACAATGTCATTATTATGAACTCTGAGTGGAGCATCTATTCTGACCAGTTGATCAAACTTAGAAACACCTTCTACTCTGAGTTCATCTCTGAACCTGGCAATGCCATCAACATCTAGTTGGAATGCTGGTGATATTACATTGATACCAACATTAACGGTTGTGTGAATGCCAGAACCATTCTTGATCCAGTGATCCTTAATAGTAACATCAAGAATACTGGAGTCTGAACTATTGGTGACAGCATCAACAATGTCTCCACCAGTAGCATTACCAATGAAGTTAATAGTTGAGAATGAACCAATACCAACACTTACACCCTCATTCTGGGCATAGAATCCATCTGTTTGGGCGTTTGGTGGTGCTGATACCCAACGAATACCATTAGCATCTCTGGATAGGAAGTATCCATTCGTTCCAGGGAAGTTGGTAGAGTCAAAGATGTTATTAACAATGCGGATAGAGTTGCCAACATCAAGCAACTGTTCTGGTAATGTGCTGCCAATACCAATTCTACCAGCACGAGAACCACTAGAAAAACCAACAACATAGTTGGTTCCGTCATCATTTGTTAGTTCAAATCTTTGTCTAACAGTGGCGATTCCTACATCAATGTTCTCTACATCAAGACCACCAAGAATATTAACATCACCACCAAATGTAGCCGTGCTCGCTACGGCAATAGTGCTTCCGAAAGATACATTACCAACAAAAGTTGATACACCTGAAACAAACAGGTTTTTAATAGTGGCAATACCACTTACATTGATATTTGGTGCATCAATAGAACCAGATATTCCTAGTAAGTCATCATAGTAAAGTTTGCCGTATATGTATACGTCTTTAAAGAACTTAGCGTCTTCGTTAAAATATGACTGTTCTCCTTGTACCCAGATGTTTTCTGCCATCTTATCCTAGAATAATTCCGAGTGCTTTTCCTATAACTCCACCACCAACAAAAGAGTTTGCGAATACTTTAAATAAGAACTGTTGTGATAATGGTACTTGGTTTCCACTCATCGCCTGAGTGTTAACTGAGTTTCCATTCAGTTTAATGTTATTAGCCTTGATACTGAAGTCATTTCCAGCAATATATTCTATGTCACCATCACCTTCAACAACGACATGATTTCCAGAAACTCTCACAGTTCCTGTTCTATCTGCGGTGATGGTTACATTACCACGTCTACTATGAATAAAGACGTTCTCTGCCTTATCTCCAGATCTTTCTCCAGCAACAATGTTAATACACTCATCGCTGTTTAGTTCAACAACCCCAGACTCACTAAAAGCAAGGGATGACTTTTGTTGCTTATCTGTTACGGTATAAAGTAGATAGTTAGTTGATCCAAGATAACCAAAGGATGGATTACAAACATCCACCCTAACTTTTGGGTTGTAAGAGGTTATATCTCTTAGAAACCAGTTTTGATTTTCAGATGGTCTCTCGTTTGCCATTTAGGTAACACAATCAATAACTTGTTTAACTTCTCCATCGAATGGTGGTCTTTCTCCTAGGTTAGCAGCAAGTATTGCTCCAGAACCATTATCAGAAATAACCTCAAGTACAGGAATATTAGTTACATCTTTACTATTTATTGGGGTCACCTTGATGATAGATCCAGACTGAATAACCACATCATATTCATTCCCTTGGTTATCTACTACTTTATCACCATCTTCATACCCTTGACCTGGGTCAATGACAGATACATTTTCGACAATGTATGGAATAACTTCATCAACTGGATAGTTTTCTCCCTCAGAGACAACGTAAATAGTGTCCACCTTTCCATCCTTAATAGTTGCTCTCGCCACACTACCATAACCTTGGTCACAGTTATCAACAACCTCAACGAATGGTGGGAATGTATATCCACTTCCAGGATTTGTTACCTTAACACTAATAATACTTCCAGTCTTATACTTGTCTTCACCAATAATAGCACCAAGGATGGGAACAGCACTAGCACCCGTTCCACCTCCACCAAAGATATTGATCTTAGGTGGTCCACAAACAACTGGTGGTCCACAATAACATGATCCTAGGTCTCCAATAAAGTCTGGGTTTTGTACTTTATCACTGAAGAAGTCAAAAGATCCAACCAGATCCTGAACAGCATCTAATGGGAAACCAGCAACCTTTGCAGCTTCCGATATTGCTTTGGCGGTATTGGCATTATCAATGATACCTTTCAAGTCTAGGTCATCTTGGAAGATAGGACCGTAACCCAACTTATATTTACAAGCTCCATACTTATCTTTTTGATCTTTCTTATTACATGTCTTAAGTCCAACTAAACCAAGTAGAGCATCAATGCCATTACGCAACAAACCTTCAACACTAAAGTCTTCGAAGAACTGTAGAATCTTTGCAACTCCTTCGATAGCAGGCAACATTCCATCATTAATAATAGAGATGATACTGTTTATCATTGCACCAACTGACTGGTCAGCAATGCACTGAGCGAAGTTTAGAACGTTATCGGCAACAGACTTTAAAATATCTGCAACAACACCTGTAAACTTAGAAATAATTTGGTTTGTTAAACATTCAATGAGATCTTGCAGTCTTTTGACTGGTGGAACCATTGCTGTTTGTGCCGCAACACCAGCAAGATGTGCTGCTGCTGGGTTAGCAGTTGCGGCAAGAGTTACACCAAAAACTTGCTCATAGAGCATATCAAGACCCTTTCCAAGGATAGGAATAAGTTTTTGAAATACTGAAGTAACCATTCCAGCAATGAGACCAGAAGCAATGTTTGTTATCTGCTCTGCTCTAGTATCAATCTCACGCTTTATCCAGTCCCTATAATATTCAATGTCTTCATCAAACTGTGCCTTAAGGTCTTGAATGAACTCAACAAACTGCTGAAGTGCGTTCTTGATTTTGTTGATAACTTTTTTAGATCCCTTATTCTCTTCACCTTGATCACCACAAGGTAGTGAAATAGTCTTACCATCAGAAGTTCTAACTACTGCTGGACACTCTGGATCTATCTTTTTACCATCTTTAGGTCCAACAGTTCTTGGAGACTTTTGTGATGCAGCATTTTGATCTCCAGTTTCATCTGGACATAAAGAACCCTTTGCGGGTTTTTTTACAAAATCATTATAACCTGTCAGATTTCCAAATGGTTTGGCATCATTGTCTTTTTTTGAATCACTTGTATTACCAAAACCACCAACAATGAATGGCATTTGAGCGGAAGTTCCGTCAAGGAAAAACCCCCAAACATTATCTCCTTGGTTATATCGAATAGTCTTATAAGAGTTTGCAGAACCAGTATATCCAAACGTTGATACTGGTGCCCATGGAAGATCTTTATTCTCAAGATCTGCTTCAGCGGCAGGATGGTATCCCATGATACGTACTTTATATCTGGTTCCCCAACCACCACCACTAGCCTGATCTCTCCATGATCCTATCTCTGGTATTTGTCCAACCCACCAGATAAAACCATCCCTTCCAACAAAATTAGTTCTAATTGTAGATTGATCCATTAATTTTTATTATTAGTTCCGTTAAGACCAAATGTATCCCTCACGAGGGTCATAGATGTTAAAGACTGATCCTGGTCAAAGTGATGGCAAAGTTCTTTAATCATATATAGACCACTCATATCCTGGTCAAATTCTTTAGTGTCTTGATAAGTGCTCTTTGGAAATAAACACTTTATAATGTCACCCGCCATCAAGTTTGAATTCAATGGAACAGTCATTTGTAATGTTTGATTGAACAGGGTATTGTATCTAATAACCGCTTGTCTTAAATCTTTTTCTGGTTCAGAGTCTCTTTCTTTGCCTATACCAGTATTCAGCGCACCATGACCAACTATCTGCGTCATTATTCTGCTTGGGGTGTCAACAATGTTTATATTTCCCTTTCCAAAAACTTTAGGAAACTCTTGTTCTTGCCCAAGATTTTTCATTGCATTTTTATATCTATTAGTATCAACTAGATCATCTATAACCCACTTACCACTCCAATAGTCAAACGTTGACATAGTGCTGGAATAACCACCTAGTCTAAGTTTTTCGACGAAATTGTGGTTTCTAACTACACTAAAACTCAATACTCTATAATCATTATCTCTTTCAAGAGAACTTTTATTAACTTCAGTTTGGATGTATGGTTTATCATTCTTTACTTTCTTTGTTATCATTTTGTCAACAGAGCTGAAAAAGAATCCCTCTCTTGTCTGATAAAAGAATGCTCCAGCCTGTTCTTTACCAAAAGCAGCTCTAGACGCTAATACTGTTAAAAGAGTAAATGGTTTTCTAGAATTTCCATAAAAACCATATGAGTTTGTAGTTCGGTCAATTTTTACTGGATTATTTGGTGAGAGTGTTTCTATGATATTTTCTGCTGCCTCACTAATAGAACCAACTGGATATTTTTTATATACTCTTGTTGTCTCATTTATTAAAGATTCTTTGGAGACTAAGTTTAAAGTAAAGACTTCTCTTTGAGTTTCCGAAATAACATTAGTTACACTAGAAACATAAAGAGCAGTTTCTTTCTCAGAAAACTCTAAGTCTGGATTACTTTCACTGTTACCAGCAATCTTTATTCTAACAAGTTCTCCACCCCTAATAGGCAAACCGTTATATATTGACTGTAGTTTGCCTCGAATAAGGTTCTGACTGGTAGAAACAACTACCATTTTTGCAGTGACGGTTGGTGAAAACAAATCCTCATAGTAGTTAAAAGAAACTACACCCCTTCTTAAATCAACAGATGTGGAACCATCCCTTGAAAAAATAGTAATCTCTTGGTATATTGAGGAATCTATTGCTGCCATTTAGTTAGTATGCTAAGTCTAGTAAGAGTTTTCCTATTACAAATGTATTTAACGCATCTTCCTCATCAGAAACACTAAAAGCTGGAGGACTTCCACCAACTGGTCTTGGTGCCTGCTGTTGTTGTGCTGCTGGTTGTGCAACAATGACCGTTGCTCCCCTCTTATCTCTTCTCAAAGATGCTTCTGGTCTTGTTGTGTCAATTGACATCAACTTTGCTTCTTTCGTTGGTGAAACAACCGAAGCACTTCTTCCTCCGTTTTGATATTTTGTGAGTAAAATGAATGGAACATATGCCGAAGCATCACCAGAACCACCATAACTTGTATCATTATATGTCTTACTGTATTCAAAGTGAATATGAGGTCCAGTTGAGTTTCCTGTGCTACCAACTCTAGCAAAAGAAGTCCCAGCAGGTATTTTTCCAGATCTTATCAATACCTGACTACAGTGAGCAAATCTAAGTTGAACACCTTCATTTATCAACCAAACGTCAACAACAAGACCATATCCCCTGTTTCCAAAGTTTTGTACTGCTACAACCTGAGCATCACTTCTAACTGCAATATAAGTTCCTGATGGTGCAGCAATGTCAATGCCTTTGTGAGATCCGCCTCTTGCACCATAGTTGTCAGTTATTTGTATTTTACCAACGCCTTGCCCAATAGAAGATACATCTTGGTTTGGTCCAAGTCTTCCTTGACCTAACTTTGCAAGGGATATTGCTGCTGCAGATGGTTTATCTGGGGAAGGTGCTCTAAAGTTTTTAATAAATGCATTATGTTGTTGTTGTCTTGCACCCCTTACTCTTTCAGAAGGTCTTTCCCATTTTACCATCCACCATTGTGCTGCCTCTTCTGCAGAAGAAAACTGCATTTTTAGATATGCAGGACCAGCATCCTCTACAAGAGCATAATCCAATTGACCTTTCCAATTTCTCTGCCAGTTTGGAACACTTGCTGCCATCCTATCACTTCTTGGTTTTTTCCACTGGAAAAGACCACCAGCACCACCATCATCACCACTCTTTGCACCAACTCTAAATTTACTCTCACCCTCAATGTTTGCAAGAATACCCATAGCATGGGCATGTGTAAGTCCTTTATATCTTAGGTACTGATAAACTAATTGTGGAGAGACTCTACCACCAGACATTTCATCTTTTGGTTCTGTATATTGACCAGAACCAGGCATCATAGATGGAGCAGATCTCTCAGCTTCATCAAGTTCTCCCAATAACTGATCAAATCCAAAATCTATTGGTTTTGAAAATAGAGTGACAAGATTGTTGATATCATTAAAGATATATCCAACAGAAGAGTTTATCTTATCTACGGCATTGCGTACTTTCCTTTCACTATCAGTAAAGTCAAATCTAATAACATTTGAAAATATACCGCCGATAAGATCTCCAAACCCGGATAAGAATGATACAATGTCGGTTACAGTTTTTCCAAGAACTTTAACTATAGCAACTATTCTTTCCCCCAACTTTTTAACACCATCAATGATAACTGGTAGGTTGATAAGTAACCACCCAACCAAAAGTGTGCCAACAAAGTCCATTATTCTTCCCAAGAATCCCTTGGTACTATCCATTACAACTTTTCCAGTCTTCTTTATAGTCCCACCAACACTTGATGCTTCAATAATACCTTCTTGCTCTTTTCTTCTTACTGCTTCTCTCCTTCTATTGAAATATTTTTCTCTATCAGTTAATGATTTTCTCTTTAGATCATTCCTTTCCGACATGGTTTGAACAATGTCGTTAGTCAACCTTACAGAATTGTTGAAAGTTCTATTCAATGACTCTACTGACTGTGAAAGAGAAGAAACTCTTAATGACGATTTCTTTATTATTGGAGAAAGTGCCATTGTTTACACCACCTGATATTGAGTCTGAGAAAATGCTCTATAAAAATTATCAGAATTTCCAGGAGAAACTTTTGCAATTCTGTTTGCTTCACCAAGTGCTGCTGGAACAGATGGTGTTTTCTGTACAGGAGCTGCAGCTGGCAAGAAAGCAATTGTTGGTGCTGGTTCGGGTTCTGGACCTATTTGTTTAGTCGTATCGGATCTAGGTGCAGAAGATATTTCTGCCGCTTTCATTTGTTGCGGTTTTGTAGTGTCACCACCTGGTTGCTCTACCGCGTTAACTTCTCTTTTTGTATCAGTTGTAAATTGTTCACCACCATCCATTTGTTCCTGACCAGAACTGAACATACTGGATAAATTGATAATACCTTTATCCTGAAGATATTCAGTTCCAACAAAAGCAGCAGTAGCTGTAAATGCCTTCAACCACCATGGTCCCTTAGTTAAAGCACCAGCAGCAGCACTTGCAACAGCTGGTGTTGCTGCATCAACAGCAGCAGGGACAGGTTCCATTCCCTGCTCTACATTTTCCTTAGTTTGTAAATAGGTTGCTCCAGCAGCAACACCCAAACCAAGAAGATTTGCTGGACTTGCCAATCCACCACCAGCACCAAGTCTAATGAGTTTTCTAACGGATGGTGGTAATATCTTGGCAAGCCTCTTACCAATACCAGTAAGAATATTCCACAAATATATGAACGGTTTTCTTATTATACCAAGTCTTCCTATTCTGAAGAATAAAAGACCGACTCTTCCTAAACCATTAATGATGGTGAATAGTCCACCATTAAGGAAAAATAATACAGAACCAACCTTTGTGAGATTCTCTAATACATTATCTTTTATCTGGTTTAACTTCTCAGTATTACCCTCACTTAAAGCACTTATAGTTTCTATACCTTGATATAACAACCAACCAAAGAATAGTTGGTTGAAGAAGTTCATCAACCCGCCAAGTGCAAACTGTGCCTTTGCTCCAATTTTTTGTACAGGTTTCTGTAGTGCGCTTTGTATCTTTCTTTCTATTAAACTCTCTTTTCCTTCTCTCAGTTGCTGCTGCGCCAGCATATTCTCTTGTTTATTTTTCTGCTGCGCTTCTTGTGCTTCTAACTGTGATGACTGTGTTACTAAGTTGGAAATACTGATAAGATTGTTATTCAGTTGGTTCATTTGGGAACCAACTGTTAGTACAGATGAATTAATTTGTTGCAGTGTTACTTCATTGCGCTGCAGCAGTTCTCTGGATGCATTATTTTCTGCAGCGACTGCTGGGTTATATGGAACGATGGCACCACCACCCAAGGAAGACGCAGAAAAAGATCTTCTAGCCTGGTCTATTCCTCCTTGGATTGGTGACCTCATCTCAGCCATTTGCTTTCTCTTTTAGATTTTCCTCTTCAATGTACTGCTTTAGGAGGGAAAGATATACTTCCTTTTCCCAAGGTATCATATTTTCTAACTCTGTCAATGAGTATTTATGATGCTGCATCAAAGCAAAATTAACCTTAAAGTATGACTCAAGATCAGTATGAGCCATACCTACGCGAAAAAAGCAGACAGTCCCTCCAACACAACCTCACTTTCAACTCCAGTGTTTGGGTTTTTTACCTTGATAACATGATATAGTTTTGGCATTGTGTCAAAGAAAGTTTCAATCTGTTTGAACTGTTTAGAGCTCAACTGCTCCAAAAACTCTCTCAGTTCTTTCTTTGTACAGTCTGAAGCAGTCCAAGACTCTTCTTCGGTGTAGACTTGTTCAATGCAAGAAGAGATAAGATCAAACGTATCATCAACACCAATAGATTCCTCTGTAGTGAAGTTGTTTTTAATGAACTCATTCATTGATGGGTATCTCATTCTCAAAGTAAGATCATTATCTAGACGAATATCTCTACTATGGTCTTTAGATGTATGAACTTCAATGTCATCAAGGTTGATAACTGTAGGAACTCTTGTTTGGTCATCGTCTGGGCAAGTGATAAGAACTTCAACTTCCTCACCGACAGACTTGCCCCTGATATTAAGGAACAGGTATTCAATGTCGAACGTTGATAGTTCTTCTACCTTTACACCCCTGGTCAAAATACAGGCAGAAATAACTTCTTTTACAGCATTTGCAATTTGCTTATTGTCCTCACTCTCCATTGCAATAATGAGGATCTTTTCTTCTTTGACTAGAAAAGGTCTATATTTTATTTTCTTTTTCGTAGAAGGAATTTCCAACTCATATGTTGGCGTAGCAATCTTTGGTAAAGGCATAATAACCCAAAAAGTTCAGTTAAGTTTATTTATTTTACTGTGAGATGTTTCCCCCAACAGAGAATGGTTGGTTTTCTACTGAATATCCAGTAGAATTTATTGCACTGGCATCCATATTAAATGCTCCTTTGAAGAGTTCTGGATCATAATTTATGTTTGTCTCAAACATGTCTCCATAGAAACTAATGTCATCTGGAAGTCCATTTTTATTATCAGAGTTTCCTCTGAAGATAGAATAACTATCATGTTTTCCAGCAACATATCTATCTACATTAAATGTAGCAGTTGCTTTTAATATCTCAGAGGTTCCATATTTAACAGGAGTTGCATTCAGTGCTTGTGGGAACATACCATAGAAAGTATATTCTATATTATTAGCATAGTCTCTGTCAAACTTTATTATCTTTGTCTGGTTTGTCTTATAGTCCTCAGGATATGCCATTCTAAAGAAATATCCTTCACTAGACTGTCTCTGACCAGAACCACTTGCAATGAACTCCATCCAGTGTTCTAAAAACTTTATAGTTCTATATTCACTGTCAACATAGAACTCAAGTTGTATTTCAGTGTATGCTCTTGTGTGTGCCATCTTTTCAGTGACACCCATGTAGTTGCCAACAATGTCGGCGGTAGCAAAAGAACTTCCTGGTAGAGAAGCAGAGTCACACAGAAGACCGACAGTTTCTCCAATGAATCTGTAACCAACTCCCCTCACATTCAAATGTTGCCTCAGGGGGAGAGGCAACCCACCAAAAATAACCTGATAATGTGAAGTTTGTGCTAAGTTAGTTAGCGTTGGTTTAAAATCTGATATCCTTCTTGGTCTAGGTGCTGCCACTCTAAATACCTTATACGAGTCTTACATTATTAAGTATTTAGATGTCATATAAGGGAAAGTATCAACCTTCCAACCCAAAAAAATACAAAGGTGATCCAAGTAATATAGTATATCGTTCCCTCTGGGAGCGCAAATTCATGAGATACTGTGACTTGACTCAGAATATTTTAGAATGGGGTAGTGAAGAAATGTATGTGTGGTATCGGTCTCCAGTAGACAACAAACCACATAGATACTTCCCAGACTTTTATATTAAAGTTCAGGAATCATCTGGGAAAATAAAAAAATATATTATCGAAATCAAACCACTTCGCCAAACTGCTCCTCCAGCGAAACCAAAGAGACAAACCAAAGGTTATCTGCGCGAAGCATATGAATATGCTAAAAACCAAGCAAAATGGGAAGCAGCAAAAGAGTGGTGTCTTGATAGAGGTTTTGAGTTTAGAGTCTTCACCGAAAAAGAACTTGGTATCAAGTAATGGCAAAAAAGGTAGAGTCTTTTCTTGTATCACAAAGGAGAAAGTTAGCAGAACAACAAGCTGCTAAGGATGTTGCAACAAGACCTACAGATACTGATGAAAATGTAAATAGAATACGTGCCGTAACTGACAGCATTATTGGTATTAAAGATCCAGATGATTTAATGAATGCTCTGAGAGAGATATTGACAGAAGGATCTAAGATACCACAAGCAGGAAAACTTTATATCTTTGTATACAATGCAAAGACTCCTATGCTTAGATACGACCAAAACCCATTTGTTGCTGTTACTGATGTTTTCCCTTGGGGTTTTCGTGGTGAAAACTTTCACTGGGGTTTGATGAGAAACTACACATGGAATGAAATGGTTACGGGTCTTTATGAAGTATTTCCATCAGAAGTGAAGGACCTACAGATGATACCTTTTGCAAAGTTCCGTCTAAATAACTAAAAAAGAGATAGATGGCACTTACTTCTGCTGATGATTTTTCATATGGGAGTGGTAATGTAGTATCAAACTACACAATGCGTCCAGATACAATTGATAAGATAAACGCACAAAATAGAGCAAGCAAAATATGCAGATATCCTCTCAAGAGACTTGAGAGTACCTCCGACTACTTGATGATAAAAATTGTAGAATATAAACCACCAGGTTTGAAGATAGGAGGAGGAACTGAAAATTCTACAGATGCTGAAGGTAATGCACTCAATGTTGAAGATGTAACATATACAGCACCGTCAAATATTAATATAGGTTCTGTTCCAGCAAATGAAAGATTAAACCTGAAAAAATTAAAATATTTAATGTATCTACCAGTTCCACAATATGTTACAGATAATAATTCTGTGACATGGGGTGAAGACCGTTTAGACCCACTGGCTGCTTTTGGACTATCTTTCGGTGTGGATGCGTTACAAAATCCAATTAAAGCTGTAGAAACATATTTTAACTCAGGTAAACAAAAATTATCT